ATTAACCCAATTGAATAAAAATAATTCTTCATTTTTATCACCACCATCAACACCAAGAAAAAAAAAATTAGAAACACCATCTCCAAGTCCATTAGAAACAATTGGTATATCTAGTCCATTATCAAATATACCACCTGCTAAAAATGATTATCCTGAAAAACCTTGGTTAATGGAGGGTTATTCACCTTTAGTTAAAAAAAGAAAGAAATAAATTAATAATACTCTTAAAATAAATAATAAAAAATAATTATTTATTTTATATTTATAGTTATCATATTTTTTATACTTTCTTTCTACGTCTGGTCTTTCTCTTTCTTCTTTTTTGTTTTGTTTTTTTTCTCCCTCCGTTTGATTTTTTTTTATTCTTTAAAGTTTTAAGTTTATTCTTTAAATTTTCACTACTTTTATTTATTTTTTTCATACTTTCGCTTAATATTTTATCCAATTCTTTTCCATCTTCATCTCTTTCAAATGATTCTTTATTACTATACTTATTTACAGGTATAAATATATTCTCTTTCATTAAATCTTGAGGTGAAAGAGAGCGTGTAGTTGGTTTATTTGTTGGTTCGGAAGAATTTGAGTATTTATCAAAATCAAAATCAACGCTAATAGGTGAATTAGCTCTTGAATTTTTCCTAGTATTTTTGGAAGTATTTTTACTCATTATAATATATAAAAATAAATAAAAATAAATAAAAATAATTAAATATTAAAAATAATTAAACAAAAGGTAAATAACGCATAACAGCATTATCGTAAATAGAAACATTAAAATCATCATTATATCCTTGTACTTTAACAACATCACCATTATACAAATTATCACAACCATATTCATTGGTACAGCTACGACCATTATGCATAATAGGTAATTTAATAGCATTATTTTTATCATTCATAGTATAAAATTGCCATTTATCACGATTGGTAAATAATGGTCTTCCCATAAGAGGAAGTATAGTTTCATCATTATTATTTTTTTTTGTTAAAATACCCATTTGTCTATAATTGGTATCAATTGCTTGAGTACTAATGTTAATAGGAATGTTAGTTCCAACAGTAGTAGTAGGTAATGGTATTCCTCTAATATCATGACTTGGAACAAAGTAGCGATTATCTCGCAGAGGTGGTGAATAAGGATTTAAATAAACATCATTCGGTAAATTAGTATATCCATAATTTGGTCTTAAAAATGTATTAAAAAGTGAATTATGAATATGTGGATGGTTATGATTGTTTGAGTTGTTTGAGTTGTTTGAGTTGTTTGAGTTGTTAGAATTTAATGTCTTAAAATAATATATAACGTACAAAATTAAACCAAGCATAACAACAAATACAAAATTAGAGAAGCAAATAACTCCTGGAGGACATTTTCTAGCCATTTAATATATACATATATAATAAGATTTGTATATAGTAAGTTTATTATTTATTTTCTTTTTCTTCTAGCACCTCCAGTTGAACCATATGCTTCTTTAAAATCATATGCACCTAATATATTGGTATATTTGTCAGTAATTCTATTAGTAAAATTTTCTAATTTTTTAACATTATTTTTTGATTTTTTAACAATTTGTTCCATTCCAATCTTACTTAAACTTTCTTCTAAATTTTTTAATGCGCTGTTAACATCTTCTCCGGAATCATCAGTTTTTTCTTTTTCTAATTCTTCAAATCCTTCTTCTAATTCAACCATATCCAAATCTTCTTCAAAGTCATCAGCAGCATCATCAGCATCATCATCTACAATATCTTCTGATGTTGCTGTTGTTTCTTCTTTTGGTGGAATTTCAAGTGATATTTCTCCACCTTCACCATCATCTTGAATTTCAACTTTCAATTCTTCAACACTTCTTCTTCCAGCCATAGATTCTTGTGAACGACGACTAGCCATAATAACATTGTATAAATTTGTGCCTAAAATACCAGAACCAAGAACAACTATCATATTTTTAGTAAATAAACTAGCAAATAAAGAAAAAACTAAAAATAATGCAACAGAACGGTCATCTTTAACCATTAAATGACCAATAACTTGAGTAGTTGCTAAAAATACTAAAACATAAAGCAAATATTTATTTTGTAAAATCTTTTCAATTTTCATTATATACATAAGTAAGAATATATTTTACTTATCTATAAAAATAATTTAAAAAATTTTTAAACTAGATGTATCATATTTATATTTATCTTTCTTTCTTTGTCTTCTTTTTTCCTTAGCTTCTTTTTTAAGTTTTTCCATTTCTTTTTTTAATTTATAATATTTGACTTTTCTGTAATGTTCACTTCTAGGAGTTCTTCTTTTTGTTTGCATTCTTCTTTTAATTTTTCTACGTGTTTTTTTTCCAATATATTTTTCAATATTATAACCTCCTTTTTTATTTTTTTGCGTTATTTTTGACATATATATATTATTTAAATATTATTCTTTTTCATTTATGAAAAAATTAATTTTTTCTTCAATAGATTTAATTTTATTAGAAATTTCATCATAATCATTTTTAATTTTTCTAAATTTTGGAGATAAAGGGTCAGTTTCTTCAATCAAATCTCCTAAGTAATAATATAATTTTAAATAAGATTCCTTTTCTTTGATTTTCTGCTTTATAACAGAATCATAGAAGTTTTGATACTTTTGTAAAATACTATTATATTGATATTCTTTGTATTTTTGTAAATTACTAAAATTGTTCAAAATGGATAATTTACTTTCTTCTAGTAATGAGTTCAAATCAAAAATTTTTTTGTCTCTATTTGCAATATCATTAATTGTAATGTAATTAGATTCTTTTGATTCATTATTAAAATCTAAATTATTATCATTATCATCTAGATAATCATCTTGATAGTAATTTTCTTCATCTTCATGATTTTCTTCATCTTCATGTTTTTCTTCATCTTCATGATTTTCTTCATCTTCATGATTTTCTTCATCTTCATCAATATCATCTTTAAAATGCAATAAATCATCATCACTGTCAGTATCATCAAAAACTATGGAATTTGGATTATAAAATACATTTCTGTTTTGTAATTTATTATCAATATTATTTTCAATACTATTACTATCTTTTACTCTATATACCAATGTCATTATATATATAATTATATAAAAATTTACATTATTAAACATAATCCTTAAATATTGGATTATAATAATTTATTAAAGAATATAAAATCTAAATAATATATATTTTAGGGATGTCAAAAACAGTAGCTGAACCACTATTAGTAGAAGACGATAAACGCTTTGTTATGTTTCCAATACAAGAGCAAGATATATGGAATATGTATAAAAAACAAGTAGATTGTTTTTGGCGTGCAGAGGAAGTAGATTTATCAAAAGATTTAACACATTGGAATGGTCTAAATAAAGATGAAAAACATTTTATATCTATGATATTAGCTTTTTTTGCCGCAAGTGATGGAATTGTTTTAGAAAATCTAGGTATTCGTTTTATGAGTGAAGTACAATTATCAGAAGCAAGAGCATTTTATGGTTTTCAAATTGCTATGGAAAATATACATAGTCAAATGTATAGTCAATTAATTGAAACTTACATTAAAGATAGAGAAGAAAAGCATAATTTGTTTAATGCATTAGAAAAATTTGATTGTATTAAAAAAAAAGGTGATTGGGCAAAAAAATGGATAAATGACAATAGAAGTAGTTTTGCAACAAGATTAGTAGCATTTGCATGCGTAGAAGGTATATTCTTTTCAGGTGCATTTTGCAGTATTTTTTGGCTTAAAAAAAGAGGTTTAATGCCAGGATTAACATTTTCAAATGAATTAATTTCAAGAGATGAAGCATTGCATACTGAATTTGCAATTTTACTTTATAGCAAACTTCAAAAAAAAATAAATAAAAATAGAATTTATGAAATTATAAAAGAAGCAGTAGAAATAGAAAAGGAATTCATTTGTGAAGCATTACCTTGCCGATTGATAGGTATGAACTCAAACCTTATGAGTCAATATATAGAATTCGTTGCAGACCGTTTAAGTTTACAATTAGGATATGACAAAATATATAATACAGCGAATCCATTCGAATTTATGGAATTAATATCTGTTGAATCAAAAACCAACTTTTTTGAAAAACGTGTATCAGAGTACGCATTAGCAACAAAAACAAAAGATGATAATATATTTGATTTAAATGATGATTTTTAATTTATAAAGACATCCAATTATATTCTTCTTTTGTAGGTATTAAAAATACATTAACGTTATTATAGAAAGAAACTTTTTTATGAATTATAGTTCCTTCCATTTGTATAACAATTTCGTTTTTTAAATTACTTATGTTAGTATTTGACTTATTTTTATATGGAATATTCTCATCTTTTAATAAATTAACTTTATTGTTATTCAAAGAGCATTTTCTCCAATTCTGTTTATGACTTAATAAACTCCCTTTAAACATCTTATATTAATATTTAATTAATTATTTAAATAAATATTATTTAAATAAATATTATTTCAATTTTATAGTTTACTTCAGTTTACTTCATTTTATTCTGAAATCTTTTATTTTTATTATATTTTTTATTATGTCTGTATGTTTTTTTTACAACTTTTGTATTCTTTTTTATATGTTTTTTTGTATAATTTTTTTTATATTTTTTTGTAATACCTCCGTTTTGCTTCCACCATGAATCTTTAAAATTAGGTTTTGGAAAAGATCTTTTATTTACTTCTTTATGTTTATCTGTATTATCTAAAAAAAAGCCTCCGGTTGCTCCATTTAAAACCTTAAGTAAATTATATAAATCATACGAAACTAACATATGCTATATATATATTAAATATTATTTATTTTCATAATGATTATAAATTAAAATACACCACCTCTCAAACGGAGTACTAAATGAAGTGTTGACTCCTTTTGTATATTATAATCAGATAATGTACGACCATCTTCTAATTGCTTACCAGCAAAAATTAATCTTTGTTGGTCTGGTGGAATTCCTTCTTTTTCTTGGATTTTATTTTTAATATTATCAATTGTATCAGATGATTCTACATCTAATGTAATAGTTTTTCCAGTTAAAGTCTTTACGAATATTTGCATTATAATATATATAATTATATTTTTTTAATACATTTTATAAATTAAATTTTGTTATTTTTATTCTTAATAAATAACATGGTTGATGATTACTTAACAAAACAAATAATAACATACATGGGAAATAAAAGAAAATTTATAAATATATTAGATGAAATTTTAAGTAATATTGAAAAAAAGACGAAAAAAAAATTAAATATAGGTGAGGGGTTTTCTGGTTCAGGGGTATTATCTAGATTATTTAAAAAACGTGCTAAAAATTTATATGTAAACGATATTGCCGGTTATAGTAATACTTTAAATAAATGTTATTTAACAACATTAACAAATAGAGAAAAAAATATTTTAAAAAAACATGTAGAAAATGCAAATATTTGTGCAGATGATAATAATTACAAGTATGAACCATGGATATCTAAGCATTGGTGTATTAATAATAATAATAATAGAATGTATTTTACTAAAGAAAATGGAATAAGAATAGATAAATATAGGAATTATATTGAAAATATGGATGAAAAATATAAACATTTTTTATTAGCACAATTATTAGTTAAGTGCTCTATTCATAATAATACAAATGGACAATTTTCTGCATATTATAAAGATGATTATGGAGGTAAAAATAATGTAGATATCAAACGAATAACAAAAAAAATAGAACTAGAAATGCCAATATTAGATGACAATAAATGCAATGTATTTATATCAAAAGAAAATACAAATGATTGGATAAAAAATATTCCAAAACTGGATATTGTATATTATGACCCACCATATAATAAACATCCATACAGTATTTACTACTTTTTATTAGACATAATAAATAATTGGGATAAAAGTATTGAAATTCCAAATACTTATAGAGGTCAACCAAAAGATTGGTTTAAATCAGATTATAATAGTAGAAATAAAGCAAAAGATGGTTTAATAAATTTATTGGAAAATACAAAATCTACTTATATAATTTTGTCGTACAATAACGGAGGAATAATACCTATAAGTACTATTGATAATATACTTAATTCGTTTGGTAAAGTAGATAAAATACCTATTAATCATAATGTTTATAATCGTTTAAAAGGTATAAGCGATTACAAAAGAACAAGCGAAAAAAAAGAAATCAAAGAATTTTTATGGATTTTAGAAAAAAATGAAATAAATTAATTGAAATAATTGACGATTTTATTTTTAAAAGAATATAAATTAAATATCATTAATATTGATAAAAATGATATAGTTGCATAAGAAATATATAACCATCTTGTATCTAGATTGTTTTTTTTCTTTTCTTTTGTTGTTAAATCAATTAATAAATAATTAATGTAAATTGAAATTCCTAAAAATAATAAATGACATGCATAAACTACAATTTTTTTAAGAGGAGTATGTACTCTTAGAGAATAACCTTGTAAACCCAATGCAATCGTTAAAAATAAACCAACATTTCTTAATGATGTATGATATAGCATTAAAAACTTCTCATTGTCGCTCATATATATTTAATTAAATAATTTATTTTTTTCTATTGTAATAGTTGTTTTTCCAATTTCTCTCAAAAATAAAAAATTTATAAAATTTTTATAATTTTTACATATAAACTTAATTAACCTTCTATTATTAATTATTCTTACAAAGAACTTTTTAAAAATAGTTGAGAGAAGAATTAAATCTTTATTAACTTCTAATAAATATTTAATCGTATTTTTATTAAAATCATATATTTTACCATCTCTTATTGAAGTATTATATCCATATGTTGAGTAAAATACACATTTCATAAATTAAATATTTATTTTTTTTTACATTTAATTATACTATTACTTGGTTGGATAGTATTTTGAATTCTTCCTCTTTCATTAGTATTTGACTTTGGTATTTCATTTGAAGTGAAATTACCAGAAAATGTTGAAGCAGTATTATTAATAAATTTTGGCATTTATATATATTTATTAATATTATTTCGTCCTTTCTTTACATTTTTCAATTATTTGAAAATTTTTTTGTTTCATAAAATTTAATTCTTTAATATTCACTATTTTAGTTCCCTTTCTTGAAATTTTAATAGGAACCCATTTTTTAAACCGATGATTATACACACATTCTATATTTAAAGATTTATCTAAATTAACAAAACGGTCTTCATCTATATTTTCAAATTCATTTTCACTATCACTTTCCTCTAGTTTATCTAAATTTTCATTTTCTTTTATATATCTAAATAATGTATTCATATAAATACTTGTTTTATAATCAGGTATACATGCAATATCAACAAAATAATTAAATGAACCATTATGGAAACAATATAAATGATATATATCATTTTGCACATCAGCTTTAACTTTAAATATTGCTTTTACAGAATTGCTATAAATATCATAATTCCCAGGAGTATACGGATAATTTTCATATGTATTTTTTGTAATGTATTGTATATATTTTATTTTACATGGATATAGTTCTATATTTTGAAACAAATCGTTTTTATTTTTGAAAAATAATCCCAACCCAATTATTGGCTGTTTATTCGTTAATGGATTTATTTGAATTTCATTTTCAAATATATAGTCAAATAAAACCATCTTTTTTGAAAAATGTTCATTCACTAAATCTTTACCCTTGTAATAACATATATTTTCTACATATATAATTGGATTATTTCTATAATGAAATAAAGTCCCATACAATACTGTTCCACTACACAAAGAGGAATCAAAAATACTTAATATTTTACAGATTTTATATATTTTACCTTTTGCTAAATAACAACACAATGCAACATATTCTTCATTATAATATGTAAACCATAAATAACATTTTATTCCTTGAGGTATTGCCATTATATAATCATAACTATTAACCTTCATATCTGATATATTCATATATGAATGTTCTACATTTGGAAAACGATTTATTATTTCATCTAATTTGATTTCATCCATTAATTTTAATAAAATTATATCTTTATATGTTTTTATTATAATCACTTATTCATCTCATTTAAAAAGTTCTTTAGCTCATCTTTCATATTTTGCTCTGGTAAATCATTAATAGAAGTAGTATCATTATTGTTGTTTTCTTCTAATATTTTACCTATTCCAATATCTTTCTCGTGATTTATTATTTTATACATATTCTCATATCTTTCACGTGGATTATCTAATAAATCTTTTAATTTTGGCAATGTTAAATTTGATTTTAAAAATACGAAAAAATAATGCATTAAAACAATTATTAAAACAGATAATACTATAATTTGTATAATTTCATATAATTTTGTCATTATAATATTTTATAATAAAAAAAATATTTCATATACGCATTATAATTAAAAAAATATTTACCATTATAATAATCTAAATTATAATAAATTACAATAAATCTAAAAAGCTACTCATATCCTCTTTTATTGAAAAATTATCCATATCTGCAGCACTATAAGCTGCATATGTTTCAAATAGCATAAAATACATATCTACTAATAATCCATTTTCATAAGTTAAAACTAATCTTAATGGACTTTTTTCTCGTAATTTATAATAATACAATTTTAATTCACGTTTTATATTATTTATTGATACATGCGAAACTATATTTTGCTGTTTTTTTATAATTGTTTTATCTATCAATAAATTTATATTATTAATATAATTCTCACTTCTCTCAATATTTCCATCCATCAGTTTTAATTTATATAGTCTATTATTTTCAATTAAATATATCCCCTCGTCGCTATATATTTCTATTTGATTTCTTTCTTCTTTATTGCATTTATTTAAATTATTAAAATTAATATTTTGATAATTAAAATGTTCTAAATATATTCTCATAATTTAATATATTTGAAACTATTTAAACCCATTATCTATTTATATTTATGGTAAAAATTATTATTATTGAAAAAAATTCAAATTTAAAAGAAACTGAAAGCACAGAAGATAATATTTATAAAAAATGCGGTTATACAAAAGAAACTAATTTTATTATTCATCATACATGGGAAGTTAAATTAGGTAGTATTTTATATAAAATATCATTCTTTGGAAAAAATGAAGGTAGAGCTAATAGTGAAAATAAGTATGACCTACCCCCACCTTTAGATAATGACCTATTTTTTGGCAAATGTGCATTAGTAAGATTAGACTCTAATGATAATATGTGTGATTTAAATATTGAAACATGGCATAAAATATATGAAAAATTATTTGGAGGATTTGAAAATTTAGAAAATACAATTGACGAAGATGATGATGAAGAAGATGAATTAGACAATATACCATCTAGTATGAAAACAAAAGATGGTTATTTGAAAGATAATTTTGTTATTGATGAGAATGAAGAAGTTGAAAATGATAATGATGATGATGATGAAGAAGAAGAAGAATTTAATGATGACAACGAAGATTCATTAGAGGATGATGAATTAATAGATGAATTAAATGACGATGATGATAATGAAGAAATTTTTAATGAAATCGGTTCAGAACTTAGTGAAGAAGCATATTTATATAGTGACGAAGATTAGTATTTTGCTACAATATTTTATTATTAATTAAAATTGATTTAAATATCTATTTCTAGAATATATATTTAAAATGAAAAAAATTAGTGAACCTGCAGCTTTCAGAGAAAATGTTAAAAATGAATTATATAAATTAATATTTGAAAATGAAAAATATGCTTTAAATTTAGAAAAGGGTATATATAATTATTCTATTAAAGAAGCTGATATTAAAAAAGTTTTAAAAAAATGGTCAAATCCTTACTTTGTTCAAATTTATATTGATAAATTTCGCTCAATATGGATTAATTTAAAAAATGATGATGTAAAAAATAATATAAAAAAACAAATTGAAGAATATGAATTACAACCTCATAAAATTGCATTTATGACACATCAAGAACTTAATCCAAAAAAATGGGAAGCTTTAATAGAACAAAAGATTAAAAGAGATAAAGCTAAATATGAAACTAAAATACAAGCTGCTACTGATATATTTAAGTGCAGAAAATGCAAATCAAATGAATGCACATATTACCAAATGCAAACACGTTCTGCTGATGAACCTATGACAACATTTGTATCATGTATTAATTGTGGCAATAGATGGAAATGCTAAAAAAATAGAAAATAATAATATTATTTTTATTCAATTTATTTTAAATCGTAAGATTTTTTTTTATTTTCTGAAAAGACATTTTTATATACCCATTCTGGAATATAATAATCTGGTAATTTTTCTTCATCTAGTTTATGATAAATTAATTCATTCATTTTTTTGTTATTAATCATTTTTTTGTATTTTTCTTTTTTATAATTAATATTTAATTTTCGTAAATGTCCAAAATAACTATATTTAAATTTAAAACTTATTACGTAATTTAATAATAACCAACATAATATTAATAATAATTGTATCATTTTTATAAAAAATTAAAAAATAATTATATATTCAATTTTTTATTATTTTAAAAAGATTCTAATAATTCTAAATCTGATATATTCCAATATTCACTTTTACCACCAGGTATTGGTCTCCTTATTATAAAAGGAATCTTCTTTTCTTTTAACTCTTGTAAAGCAATATAGTATCCATCTATTATATTTTCACTTGTTTTTACAAATATATTTGCACCAGAATTAATTTGTTTTGTTCTAACACCTAAAATTCTTGCTATTTCATATTTTGTCATTATTGGAACAGTTCTATGGAATGGGTCTATTATATTATTATTTTCATCCCTAATTACTTTTGACATTGCAACTACTTCATCATAATTATGTGTATAATAATCACTGTAATATTCATCAATAATTTTCTTTTTTTGTTCTTCATCAAATTTTTGATTCTTTTCTTCATTTTCATCATCATCATCTTCATCATCATCTTCATATTCATCTTCATCATCATTAATATTTATTAACTCATTTTTTAAACTGTCCTCATCATTTTCATTATCAATATTATTTTCTTCTTCATTATCTTCTTCAAAATTATCAATTGATTCATCATCACTTACACTATCATCATCTAAAGATATTTCATCTTCTTCTTCATTTTCATTTAAAATCTCATTATCACTATATTCCGAATCACTCATAGTTATATATTATATAAATCATATTTTTATATTTCAATTTTACAATTAATTATATTTATCAGTTTTTATTTTTCTTTGTTTTATTTTTTTTCATTTTTTTTACATCCCTTTTTAAGTTTTTTACTTTTCTTACCCTTCTTGATATTATTTTTTTTGATTTTTTTGTTAGTTTTGTTTTTAATTTTTTTAAAGTTCTTTTCTTTAAATATTTTATATTTTTACGAGTTCTTATTTTACCACCATGTGTTTGCGGTTGTGTTTGTTGTTTATGTTCATCATAATATTCTAATTCATTAAATGTATGTTTTATATCTCCAATTACATTTGAAAAACCAAATTTTGCAATACTAGTGTTAAAACTATTTATCGCTGTGTTAAACATAACTGTATCATATGATTTAAAATCATCTTTTAATTTAGATTGTGGGTTAAGTTTAGAATATTTATGAATAATATATCCTATAAAATTAATATTTGTTTTACCACCATCTAATTTTGTAAATTCAATATTTTGAATGATTGCCTCATAAAGTGGTTTAA